ATATATCAAAATCCTGCCTTTCTTCTGATGTTACCCACGACTTACCTTCCAATAATTGATAAGGTTCTGCTCTTTGTTTAATATTTGTACTTATACTATGATTTATATAAAGAAGATTCTTATATTTTCGTGGTTGTTTTAATTTTTCAACCATTCGGTCCTGCTTACGTGGGTTCCCTTGCCACCTATTATTTTCCATCCCAATAGGAATAGATATTATTTTAGGATTAATCACATTTACATTCGTTGAATACCATCTAATTACATTATCTGGCACAGAACAAGGATCAATACTTCCTACTTCACTCCTTCCATTAGGAGTGACTATCCCTTGTTCTTCTATTCTGCAATCACTATTATGAGTGATAATAATAAATTTTTGTTTAAAATGTTTAATGATATCAAATAATTGTGATACATACATCGTATGTGTATATATCACATTGATATCCTTTAATTCCCCCCAATTAATAGTATTAACAAGATTATAATAATCATCTGGTAATTTATCTTTTAATGCGTATGTAGAATCTGCGATTCGCATAAACCTTTCACCTTGTATAAAATCTACATCTACCATTTCTTAATTTTCTTCATAATTTCAGAACCAGCAAAGTCACAATCTGCATAATTATTAGCAAACCAACTACCACCTATCCCCTCTCCATGTTGATAATGAACATAAGATAAATCAGGAACTACTTTCATCTTATTTCCACCTAATATCCATAGATAAGAAAAATACATAGCATCATTTGCACTTAATTTTGTATTCTCATAATTATGCAATTTATCTTCAATAACATCCATATATTGTTTTCTATTGCAAAAATAATTCCCTGTATTTAATAATGTCGAAAAAAGAGGATCATCTATGTGTTTTTTAACAGTCTTTTTATCCAAAATTAAATGTTTGAATATCTTAAAATTCCACATCGCACTACCATCTAATCTACGTGGCATTCCTGGACAATATATAATATCATTCTTTTTATCCAATCTATTAACTACTTCAACAAAGTTATCATCAATCACATTATCAGAATCCAATAAAATAACCCATTCATTTCTGCATTTTTTAACTGCATTATATTTATTTAATAATGGTTTAAGATTTGCAGGATTCCTGTGTAATTTAATCTTCTTATTACCCAAAGTATTAATAAGATTCCATAATTTAATAAATATACCAGTATCAGAATGATCATCCACTATTACAATTTCATCTATAAGTTCATTACTTAAAACCTGAATAAATGATCTTACTACAAAATCACTTCTATCAAAACTTGTTATTGCTAATGAAATCCCACTCATTTTAACTCATGTATAAACTTAAATTCTTAGAATGTATATGTAAATTATTTATTTTCACTTCATTAGTCCCATACTTAAAATATGGAATTTTCCTGTCTTTATCATCCTTTTTCCAAATAACATCAAATTCAGGGTGTTTAAGTAATATTTGCCCGATATAATGACCAACAGGTTTTACGCCCGGAATACCTTTCATATCACCATCTGGAGTGCCTCCCACAAACTGCCCCCAGGATGCAGGATCAAATATAGAATTAAATATATCATAGTTCCTTGACTGTTCATCAAATGGCAAAATGGGCAGGTACCCTAAATACTCCATACCTTTTTCAATTTCATACATCCGCATCAAAGACATCTCATGAACCATATCCGTACCATACTTTTCTTTCAATTGATCTAACGTATGACTTCCCATTATATCTACAAAAAATTGAGTCATTAGAGATAAAGATTCCCAGTTCCTGATAAACAGAAGTCCTGTCATATTTCTATCTGGTCCTCCTGGAGTTATCGCCATGTGTGAGTACAAATTTTGGAATTTAGTATGATGTTCCTCCAACGTGTAATACAATAAAACATCATTTTCAAAATGGTAAACATCTGATAATTGATATTCTTTTAAAAAATTTTCAATATATACCAAACGTGTTGTTGTGATTGTCCAAAAATGATCAACAGGGTATGTACATAAAGCTGCCAACTGTTGCACTTTATCAGAATAAAACAAATCCTTATCTAATACAATTATACCATATTTAGGAAATATAAGATCACTTAATGAATAAGAATCTGTTAAGAAATAAATGATAACATCAGGATTAAATAATCTTATCTGCTTGAATGTGCATTCAAGAAATACAGGTAATTCTTTTCCACTATGAAATAATACTATCCCGACCATGAGTGCATTTTTATCATTGAACATTCAGTTTTCATACACTTCTTAATCTCATTTTTAATTTCATCATCACTCCAAATTCTATGTTTATTCATATTAACAAAAGGAAGATATTCATACTCATATAAATCTTTATGATATTTTGTAACATAATTTCCATATAATTCATATTCAGACATTCCGCTGTTTTCCTGTATCCTATTCAATTCTGCTGTAATCAATGCAAAAAACCCATATTTGGTTAATCCTGTAGAAGCAACAAATTCCTTAATAATGGATCTTTTAAACAACATAATCTCATTTATAAACGAATATGGATATTCCCTGCCAAAACCAAATAATTTTTCAGACAATGCAAAATACGGATCATACTGTTGATCTTTCCCCAATATAAATACAGGTTTTCCATTTCTAAATACATCTATTTTCTTAGTATATATATTATCTGCATCGGACACTAAATAATCATTGCCTGTCATAGTTTGAAACAATTTAATAAACTGCTGCCTATACCATCCTGTCCTAACCTTTGCCCTCTCTTTAAATACACTAAAATCAAAATCTACAACGTCTGCATCCAAAAAATAAGAAACTTTTGAGATTTTTAAATTCTTTGGAACCTCAATAGGAGAAATACAATACACATTCTGAAATCCATCCAAATATCTTATAATAGAATCATAAGCAAATCGAAATTTGTTAAAATCCTTTTCTGCTAATGGTATTAAAACATCATACATAATTTATAATTTTATCCAATGTTCTGGTAAATTTCCTTCTCTGCCATTTACTTGCATCCTATCAAGTGCTAACCATCCTGGTGGGGTTACTACTATTTTTTTATGATCATCGTCCAAAATTGATGCCCACCAACCAAATGTACTATTTGCTAAAATATGATGTGTGCATGATCTCATTAATTCAAAATCCAAGTAATCTTCTGAATGAACAAATGTAATCTTGCGTAAAAAATAGTCTTCTTTGAAATTATCCTCACACCATTGTATATCATCACTAAATATATAAATATCCCCTTCCACCATTCTTAGTGCTTTAAAGTAATATGACAATGGTAAAACTCCGAATCCTATACGTTTTATATAATCTGTTCTTCTCACATGAATAGACACAGAAGGATTTTCAATAATTTGTTTTCTTAAATCCAAAAATTCTTTGGTGTAATATTTCTCTCGAACGTGTAATTCTTTTCGTAAGATATGTAAAATATTCTTACAATAATTTAAATATTGCCAATATCCTTTAAAATTGCAATTCTTCTCTTTTAAATAATTCAGATCAAACTCATGTCCTTCTCTGATGGTTCTTTGATTTAAAAAAGGACTGGTCTTTATATCAGTACAAAACTTATCCAATCTATAAGGTCGTGGTGGTTCTTGTGAGTGTCTATACCATTTCGTATTAAAGTTCACATCAATACCATTTGCCTTCTGTACCTGTCCAAAAGCATACTGAAATAACTGATTTCCTATTCCTCCACAAATTTCTATTACATTCATCCCACTTTTTTTAAAATATTAAACATTTCCTCAAGAGAAACTTTTGGAAATTCTTGTATGGCACTATCTGGACTAACATTCCAGATACTGATTCCCATCCTCTTTGCATCCTGTGCAATTGCCGAAAATCCTCTCAAATGTCTATCAAAAGGCAGATGCCGTGGTTTCTTTGGATTTCTGGTATTCCGATCAGCATACTTTCCATACAAATCATGCCAATGTTGTTTTTCACCATCCAACTTCATATCAAATCCCAAAAGTATTATTCTTTTCGCTCCTGCATGAGCAGCCACACTAATTGCAGCCGCTCCACTATTCTTATTCCAACTTACCATCTTTGGATTCTCACTTATTCCTCTTGTGTGATTGGAGTCTCTTGGAACATACTTAACCCAACTTACACTATCTAATGAAGAAAGACAAGAAATTTTTAAACCAGGAAACTTTGCCAATTCTTGTCGGTGTTTCAAGTAAAATCCCTTATCCCCAAAAAACACCATATCAATCCAATTTCCAATCAAATACGCAACATTAATACCAATAACATGCTTATCATGCAACCCAGACATGTAAGAAGAATAAATACTTGGAGGAGAAGTTCCTTTAATTACTTTCATAACAACTTCATCTGGAATACCAAATTGTTTTGGTACTGATGGTCCTCCTCCTAATATCCAAACATCTCCTCCCTCCCATATCCGGGGGACTTGCCAAGTCATTTTAATAAATCTACAACAAATTGATCAGCCACTTCCTTTTTAAGAGATTTTTCATTAAGAAGTTTCCCATTACCGTCAAACACATCAAACAAAAATAAACTCTTTCCATGTGGCTGTACAGTATATATAGGTTTAGCTATATCCACTAAAGGAGGAAGTGCCTTCTCTTGTATTTTCTCTTGTTTCTTTTCTTCTTGCACCTTTTTCCAAACAACATTTTTATCTACTGATATAACTGTGTCCCGAAATGCTACTGGGATATCATCCGGAAAAGCCTTAAACATTTGATTTGGTTTGATTATACGATTTTTGAATCGCAAGGAACCTCCTCCAATTTTTCTAAAACGAAATTTTCCTTCATCAGGATTTTCTACACCAGTATCTGTTGTTATTACTATAGGATCTGTTACTTCAGGATCCTCTTCTTTATTTCTTTCCATTATTATAAATTTTAAAAAATTAAAAAAATTACTTGATTAGTAGATCATTTAATTATGCTACTTTTTGTTTTCGATAATTTTCTCCAATATGATTTTTTTTCCATTCTGGATCAGACCATTGTTTAAGAGAATTTTCTCTTTGTTTCTGTCTTAATTCATAATTTGCCATTCGTTTAATTTGACTTTCTCTATTCTTTTGCTTTCTTTCTTCTGAATGACTTTTTCCCAATAAAGACTTTCTTATTTTATCTCCAACTTCTTTTGGTCGTTTCCTACCTTTTTGTGTTTCTCTTCTTTTTCTATTAGATTCTTCTGAAGGATGCCAATTTTTCTTTGCCTCCCTCATTCTTTTAAGTGTTTCCTCAGAAAGATTTTCTTTCTTATGTGATATACTCATTTTTTGTTTACTTTCTTCTGAAAAATGAGTACCAAATTTTGGATGATTTACACCAGAAAAGTCTGCATGATTTTCTCTCATTGTTTGTCTTATCTCTTCAGAAAAACTTCCATGAAAACCTAATCCTCCTTTAGGACTTAAATTATAACCACTTGGAGAAATGGTATTGTATTTCTTTATAAAGTAAGATTCATTAATATGTGCTTCTTTTATTGTCTTACAAATACAAAGTCTCCTTCTTATAAAATTTTCCTTTCCATATTTCTTAATTGCTTGTAATAGACATTTCCCACTTCCTAAATAACCATCATCAACATCCTTAGTAGAATGCATTCCAACATATTGTTTACCATTAATTTTATTTGTGGTTAAATAGTTGTAAATCATATTGATTATTTTAAAAGTTAAAACACTTGATTAGTGAATTACTTAACTATAACTAATAAATGTACTAGGCCATATGTACGATACCCGACTTACCATTCTGATCACTACGTATTTGCGGGACCTGTATGCATAAAACTTTATACTTAGTTATAAACTTACCTTCAGTATCCCACTCAACGTTTGTCAGTCCCATACCACGTACCAAGCGAACAACATCACTAGTCATCTGCACCAGAAGAACATTATCAGCTGTAAGTGTATCTACAACTTTGATTCCAGAAATACCGGCAATCTTCAAGATACGACTACGAATTGTATCTGTAGTTCCTGTTTGTAAGGAATCATAATCATTATCCAACTTAACATCATAATTAGTTGGAATATACATCTGCCATGGTCCATAATGTAAACCTGCAATAGCAGAAGTTTTCATTAACAAAACATCGGCAAGAATATTTGCTGCTGTTGTTGCGGCATGATCCCAATGGTTTGCCGTAAAAGCAACTTGGTTACGATCAGGATGATTAACATAACTATAAATACTGTTCCGGTTACGATCATCTTTTTCCCCAAAGCCATAAGTTACATCCGTAAATAACATCTTTTCCAATGCCTCATTCACTCTTCTGGCAGCTCTTTCAGCAGTAATGGTGTCTAACGCATTTCCAAGACTGCGACTGGCAGCCAATACCCTTGCATTGATTTCATAATCAACATGTATAATTGGAATTGGTAAATAATTAGTCTGAAAGACTGGTCTATCACCAACACCACGAGTTACACCGTCCATAGTTACAACGGCCTCTAATGGATCACTCACGTCGTGCCATTCCAGTACAGTTGTTCCCATTGCATTACCAAGATTAAAAGTCAGACCTCTGGAAATCAAGTCCTCAATTCCACCAAGTCTCTGCCGGGAAACCTCCATAATGGCTTCATCCAACTGTTTCCACTCATCTCTACGAAGAGTTCCATAGGTTGTGAGAGGATCCCTGTTGGTTGCCCTCGTTACATAACTGGCAGGATCTGTAGGCTTCCCACCTTTATATATAGTTACATAAATACGGCCATCTTTTCCTACAAATGGTTTCATGCTTCCAGTATTGAGACTGCTATTACCTCGTAAGTAATTAGCCATCTCCCCTTGAGCTTGTCCATTTCCTACTAAATCTATATGCAAATCCTGCATTTTATTTTCCTCCTTTTTTTATGTTAATATATCATTACTCTAACACGAGGGTTATGGTATAATCCTTCAGCACTAGACTCAGAACCACTTCCTAATCCAGAACTTGCAGCTAAGGTGACTACTCCAACAAGAGGATTCACAATAGTTCCTACAGTAGAATCACCAGGATCTGCTGTATGTATTCGTAATCTCCCTTCACCATCTGATTCCACCCAATCTCCAATTACAACGTCCTGATCATCTGCTAAAAGAGCATTTACTATATCACCTCTTCCTGGAACCCATATCTGTACTTTATCCCCTTCAGCATAATCATCATCAATTCCCTTCCCTTGAAGTTCATCCTCTAACGCAAAGGCAGGAAGAACATTTCCACCAGCTACAGGATGCGGTTCAGTTAGTCCACTCGTGGTGCCCCACAAAAGCATTCCTGGAGTTATTGCTTCATGAGCAGTGAGCTCATAAATGACATCTGAATATTTTTTTAATTTAATTGTTTGGTTTGCCATTTCTTTTTCCTCCTTTACTTACTTTTGGTTTCCATTACTAACTCAACAGGATACATTGCTTCTTCCTCACCAGCGTTGGCTTTAAGCCCATCACCTTGAAGTGAATAATCAACTACTTCCTCTTTCTTAACTGAGTCAAGAATCCTTTTAATCTGATCTTCACTCAATACCTTAAACTCTGCATCAGGCCATAATTCCTTACTGGTATTTGCCTGAATCGTCTGAATCATCTTATTCCGATTTTCAACACGCTGTTTTGCAAGAAACGCAAGATCAGCAGTTTGTTCCGGAGTAAGTTTATTTATTTCAACTGTCTTCTCAACAATCTTCTCAACTTCCTTTACCACCGGGGCAAGTTTATCAAGAACAGATTCATCCAGAGTCAACAGTAATTCCCTATCTGCCTCAACAAACTTTGACTGCTCATTTGCAATCAATGCGTTTATTTTTTCAAGGCATTTTGGGCAATCATTTCCCCTTGACATTTTTTTGTCCTCCTTTTTATTGTTAATACTAAATTTTGTTCTTGTCAATGAATTACTGACAATATACTCCACTTTCTTGTGGACTTCCACAGGACTGCCAGTTAACTCTACCACCCCGCTGGTGACCTGATAATCCTGCTTATATAGTTTAGATTCCCCTTTGGTATTAAACTGATATACCAAAGAATCATCATAAAGTTCTTCCAGATAATGATATTTGCCCTCAGAATCCATTGATCTGAGACAATTATAAATTGCATCCATTAACTCTTTATACCCTTGTTTTTTATAATCTCCAATCTGGTTAATAGAATATCCCACTAAACTCAAATTATTGATCATTTCATTTACATTTTTCGGCATATCTTTTTCTCTTTTCTTATTTGCTCTTATTCCACAACCATCAGCCAATGAACAAGCTCCTATACATTCAGTAAGAAGTGCAAGATGATCTGGTCTGTGATTTCTGGCAATTGCTTTATACTCTATTCCATTCCATTCACCTTCTTCCTCCTCTTGTTCAGTAAACACCCCCACACTAACTTCAATGGGATTGCCCTGATTGATGTGAGCCAATGTATCAGGTGATACCTGATTTAACTTCTCCTCATCCAACCAAACCTCTGCTACCAGTTTAGAATCTTTTACATGAGTATTGTAAACTCTTCCCACAGTACGAGAATCAATAATCTCCGGAGAGTTGGCAGATACATTCACTCCTTCTTCTTCCGGATGGTCTATGACAACTGGTATTCCATTCCAAGCCTCTGGAAATTTACCAAAATCTTCTACCTTATGAAGTAAAGGACCATGGCTACCAGCCATTACTCCCTCCATTATCATTACCACCGGAACCACCAGATATGCTTTTTCCTGATGCACTTTTAATTCAATTTCATAACCAACTTCTTGTTTATTTGTGCAGGTAGAATACTTACTACTATTGTTATTCACCACTCCGTTAGCTTGTCGTATAGCAGAAGCGGCACAAGTCTTTTCATCACCTCCTTTAGCCATACATTTCTTTAGTACAGAATTTGCGATCCTTCGCCATTGAGCCATTCCCTTTTTTGAAAGATTTTTCTTGTGCTTCATAACATCTTCATCTGTATTCCAAGGCATTATGCTACCCTCCTTTCATATTCGTTTAACATATTTTTATCCATTATTAATAAAGTAATAAGATTTTCTTCTCTCACTTTTGCTATCTTAATTTGATCTTGTATTGGAAACCAACCTTTAGTATCAATATAAAATAAACAATCATCATTTTCTCTTTTTGTAATTTTAAAATCAGGAATATAACAATGATTACCATTATCATATTTAAAATGATCAGAAGTTTTATTCCATTGCCATCCTAATTTATCTAATATTTTTGCCATTCTTAATTCATAAGTACCCTGTAATCTTACATCACCGGCAATATTAGAATAATAATCAAACCATTTACATCTCCCTGTCCCATAAGTAACTTTTCCAAAATTTGGATTATTTTTACCTGATCTTGTTTCACTAAAAAATTTTAATGTAGAAGGTTTATGTTTCTTTCCTAACATAGGATTAATTCGTTCCCCTCTTTTCCATGAATCACTTAATTGTTTTTTAAAAGATTCTTTTTTTGAATTATTTCTTTCCCCTAATTGCCAACAAGAAGAACAAAGCATTGTGTTTCTTGCATTACTTATTTCTTTACTACAAATCTTACAATAAAATTTACATTTCCCACAATATTTTTGTTTTCCAGATTCAGGAATATATTTTTCATTACAATATTCACATATCTTTTCTTTATAAGTAACTTTATCAGGTCGTTTTCCTACAAATGGGTTTCCTCTCATTGAATCTTGTGAGCATTTATTACTACAAAACTTTCTATCCCCATAATGAAACCCAATAATTTTATTACATTGTTGGCATTTCTGTTCCTTATGTTCTACCCCAACAAACTCATTAAAGCATTTCCACGAACAATATTTACTTCTTTTACATTTATTAGTAAAAATTATTTTGCAATTTCCACAAACATGCTTATATCCTTCAATTTTTCTCATATCTACCTATATTTTTGAAGTTCAGCGATCCAAGGCAAGGCAATACATCTGCATTGTGGGTGTAAAGGTATCATATTTTCAATTTCATCCAATGTAAACACTCTTCCCTCCAAACTTGCACATTCCTCACATACTCTGCCGTCACCAGCAGTTTTCCATTCCCCTTTTACATATACCCCTTCAACTGCCCAATTTCGATATTCTTGAACCGCCGCCTGATGAAAACTACGTATAATTTCTGTCCTCGCCAAAATTATTGCCCTTCTGCTTGCTGGAATAAACCTACCCAAGGTGTCTGTAATTCCTAATTCCCCCATTCCTGTACCATTAACAGTAGCTACAAGTTTGCGGGCAAGTAAGGCAGGCCCATCACCGTCTGCTATCCCCTGAGCAAGGATTCTACTTATCTGCATATCCATTGCCGCAGTAATCCCACGTAAATCACTAAACACCCTGGTAAATAGTAATCCTATCCGATCAATGTGAAAGGGTGACATCATACTTACATTAATTCCACCGGTATCATCCATAGATGGTACTTTAAATCCTGCTTTCCGTAATTCATAACGAGCACGAATTACTCCACGCTTATATGAATCACTTATATATTTGTTTGTCCAAGCCGCTTCAACTGATAATCCAATCTGTTGATATTGGGTAACGGATAATATTCCTTTATTCACCTGTTCCTCCAACCACTTCATAAAAGTCTCTACTTTTTCTGAACTACGACGAAAAGCAAATGCTCCTGCTCCCGATGGTGTCATTTGAAAAGTTCTTACATCATCTGGTCTTAATCCAAAACAATCCCTAACATTTACTGTTTGTCTTATTACAACAATGAGTTCCTGAAAACGACGTTTCATATCCTGAACAAACGCATTTCTAAGTCCAGTGGTATGGGTTGGGTCAATTTTTGCTATCTGCCTATAAGTTAATAAAATCTCTTCCATTATTTTGCTGGAGTTATCTTTTTAACTGGTTTCTTCACTACTCCCGGTGCCAGTGTTGGTTCAGGAGGTTCTGTAATCTCTTTAATCTCTTCCATCAAATCCTTTTGTTCTTCTGATATTCCTGCACTCCTCATCTTTCTTGCTAATTCAATTTGTCCGTCAGATAACCCAAGACAAACTTCTAAGAACAAATCAGCAGGAATTAAAGCTTCTGCCATTGGATTAGTTGTGTATTCCCTTATGGCATTTGCTCGTCCTTTTCCAATTTCAACTCTTTCCTTTTCACTAATTGAAAATAAATCAAGCCAATCAATGCGATAAAACTCCGCAGGAGTAGGTAATACTTTTAATTTAATCAACCGATCAACAAATGGACGCACAATTCTTGGCTCCGCATGATCTTCCCTGCGACTTTGTACATAAGTTTTCCATTCACTGGTATCCTGAGTACTGGCTAATTCTCCACGCTCACTGCCAGATAAAACACGTTTTGGAATCCCTGTAACCGCAGATATCATTGTTAATTGAACATCTACGTGTGGTTTCGGATCAGATATTTGCTGTTTCAAAGCCTGTATATCAACTCCCTCATTAACAAGAAATCTAGTAAGATCATGTGCATATTCCTGAAACTGATCTAATAATCCTTTCTTAGTTGCAAGAGTCATTGAAAAATCTTTATCTATCATTCCTGTAAAACCTGGACGAGCACCACGCCAAAACATTTCACCATCCCCCCCTACAATTTTCTCCAAATCATACAAACGATTAAATACCGCTTCCAATCGAGGAGTTCCCAATATCTCTGATTCCAAATTGTCATCCACAATATGAATTACTCTGGAATAATGTACCTTAACATTCGTACTGGAACCACTGGCAACATCTGCCACTTCAATATCATAAATAAGAGGTGATCCATATCTCTCATTACTGGATCTCTCTTCGTATGTGGAGATTTTAGCACTGTTCTCTCCAAACGGTTTAACATATTTTAATGTACGAACACCAGGAGTAACAGGTAACATAAAACCCTCTTTATTTTTTACATCATCCAAACCCAAAAGTAAGACTCCATACCGACCAATTCCTGTTAGACGATCCACTCTGGATAAACGAGTTTTCAATCCCAAATCCCAATTTAACTTCTTCCAGGCCGCTTCAAATGGAGTTTTCTCAGCATCCTCTGTTTCAATCAACTCCAAATCTCCTTGCCAGGTTGCTTTAACAGGTCTGTCAATTATAGCCTTAGCAATGTCTTGTCGAGTGTATCGATTAAAATAATCAGCATATTTAAGAGTCAATTTATAACCAAGAGCTTGATATATATCTCTATCTCCTCCATACTGCTGACCGAGATTGGCAGCAAGGTTTGCCCTTGCCACCAACATACTGGTCAGAGTTTGAATCTGTCCACCATTTAATTTTTTAGGATGGTTTGTTCTTTCCATTTTTTTAGTTAAAGTTGAATTGAATCCCTGTAAGAATGAATGCTTTATTATCATAGAAGTTATAACCAATTCCCACGTTCACGTATTGAAATGCTGAAACGGTTGCAGCCAGACTTAACTCCAAGGGTGAAACATCTGCTATCTCTGTACCAAAAAGCACCAGAAAGTTAAAAGCATAATTCATGTAAGGTGCACCATTGCTATTTATGAAGTGGCTGTATGAAATTCCTGTCCCCAGCGAACTTAATGTCGTTACCGTCACAGGTTTCTCCAGAATGAACTGCATGGCACTAAGCGTCACAACCGGACGGAATAGCCAGAATGAAGTTGTCTCATCAACTCTCAAATCACGATCAATAGTTTCCAATGGCAAAAACAAGGCTCTGTTAATCGGCTTAAAAAAACCATTCCAGGGTGATTGCGCCATTCCTGACAATCCTATTGCCAAAAACAAAATGATTAATAGCTTTTTCATTAACCAGTTGCTTTAAACATCAAAATTATGGCAATAACAGCGGCATATATACCAGAACCAAACTGTATAATATTGGTCAGATTGGCATTGAGTTCTTGAGACTGTTCAGAAGTAAATACCCCAAACATAACAAGAATAGAAAGAATAGCTGTAATTAAGCCAGGAATTGTTGTCCATAAGTTCCTTGAAGGAACTTTAGGATTGTAAAAATTTCTGAATGCACTCATTTTCTTTAATTTTTAGGTTAATACTGTATTGTCAAATAAAATCGAATTTCCGTACAATGTAGGAGCCTGATCAAAATTATTATTAGGCAGAAAAGTCCTTATTTTTACTATCTCACCATTATATATTGAATTTCTATCATACGACTTCAAATCATAATATGTAAAAGCCCCATTTGCCCTTCCATTGAACCAAGCGTCTGCCGAAGTTTGTTCTTCACCACAACCAGAAAAGATCACCCATCTGTCAGAAGCACTCTTATTGAATTTCCTTACCGCTCCTTTCATTATCCTAACCCCCGGCAACTTATAGAAACGACTTCTAGCAGGATTAATGGATCTGTTCATATTACCTGAGAAACAACTGTCAAATTTAGCCACTACAATTAAATCTTCAGGAGTTTTCTGTTGCAACGTCCAGATATTATCATCAACAAGAGGACCGTTGTAAAGATAAAGAGCTTCATCGTATTTATTTGATTCCTGAATGTTTGGTATTTGAGTGCCGTGACCGCTGTAATGGATATAAAGAACACCCGGTAATTTTATTGTGTTCAGCGCATTCTCAATCTCTGCAATGAATTTATGAGTAGTTACTTCCGAGTCTTTGAATTTCCTTATCTGGAACTCCGGGAACTCATTTCGAAGTTTCTTCTCAACGTCATCAACATCATTGAGGCAACCGGAGAGGTCATTATTACTTCCCATGTAGTCATTAATCCCGAACAATAAAGCTACTTTATTGCCTGTTATTGATTCCGGTTTCTTTCTTTTCCAGCACATCTTACAAATATTTTAATCCAAATATCGCAAAAAGTAAAAGTAAACAAATTATTACAAACCAAAACCAAAATGAAGAAATTACTTTCACCACAAAGGTTTTTACCGCCTTGTAGATCATGTATAAAGCATATATTTTCCCAAATCTCATTTATTAAAAATATAAACTTTGTTTTCACTTTGATCATAAACATCTAAATGCACCCAGCTAACACCTGCTTCCAGTCTAATATGATAAGGCCACCAATTAGCGTTTTTAACAATCCATTGTCTTACTTCTTCAGCTAATAACCCCTGCACATCAAAATCCGCCGCCTTACCCAAACAATGTGCTGACATATAAAGTATTCCCGCTTCTGCTTTTTCCTTTACTATATCACACTGATTGCATCTTAAACCACGTTGTGAATACTCCCCATGTACCATCCAGTCATTCACAAAAATCGGTTTGCCTATCCTGTCCCTAATAGTGTCAAGCATAATTAATAATTCTGTATCAAAGAACATCCAGGCCTTTGCACCATATTTATCATACACATGTTCACACACAAGCTCGTCAAGAGAAAAATAATTTGGGACGGTTATCATCACTTTTTAGTTTTTGAAAAGAGCCAATCCAACAGCAACTTGACAAGATAACCTGTCAGAGTACCAATAATAGTTAAAACTACCAGTAAACATATTGCCCCCCATTCAGGCATAAATTTATTTATTTGAGATAACGCCCCGGTTGTTCCCCCAAGAACCGGCAAACTGTCCGTATTGAATATGGAAGAAAATATTTTATGAATCATTGTGGTAATTTTATTGCCATTGTTTATATTAGTTAACCATGCAAAGATATTTTA